CGCCAGCGTGATGAGTTGGCTGAGTTGCTGAAAGACACATCAGGAGCCTTGCGGGTTAATGGGTTAGGCGTAATAGCGCAAAAAGTCGAAGAAGCCTTAGCCAAAGCGGAGAAAGATGATGAGTGATATGCCCCAGAGGATATGGGCGCAGAGAAGCATGGACGGAAAGGTATGGGATGAGCCAGCAGATTCGCTCGATCTTTACACCGACTACGTCAGAGCAGACAAGTACGCTGACCTTGAGCGACAGCGTGATGAGTTGGTTGAGTTGCTGAAAGATGTTGACGTAAGTCACGACATCAACGGCACTGACTGGCTGTATTCATGTAGGCGCAGCGAAGACGGGTGGATTACCGCAAGGGATGAAGCCCTCGCCAAAGCGGAGAAAGCAGAATGATAACGGACGATAAAGATTTCTTTAATAGATACGGCATCTCCTTGAAGTACGGCTGCGGTGTGTTCAAAGGCAGGCATATCAGACTTTTGGGATTGCGAGTTCAAATAGGAGAACATGATTTTGATAGATGGGTAAACTCAGTTGAAGAAGAATATGACTTGGGTAGAAGGTCAGAAGAAAGGGCTTTCCGCAAACGCCTTCAGGAACTGACAAAGAGGAATGAGAAATAAATGGAAATAGTATTGACAATTATTATTGGACTTGGTATCCTTGCAGCAACTAAAGATGATTACGATTGCTCCGAGGATACAAGCGTACCTCTGTATAATTGTGCCAGTTCCACTCGACCACATAAACCTGACCCGAGTAGCATGATAGAGATTAGTTGTGGGTTTAGTAAAGTAATCAAGAGAGCAGATAAAATCAACGGACTAGAGTGTTATTGTATTGAAGGAACTAATAGATTTAAAAAGGAATGCAGATGAGTTACGTTAAATTTGGAAATGTGCATGTGGCTGAGCCCACAAAGAAACGAGCAGTTCTCTTTGTTCATGGAGGTGGCTGGGTCAAAGGCTCAGTAGATAATGCTAACCTTAAGGACGTTGAAGAATTTACTTTGGCTGGTTACGCCGTGGGTAAACTTGAATACCGTCTGGCTACACCTCAGGAACCTAGCTATCCCGGAGTCTTGTGGGATATCCAAAGGGGTGTTAATCAAATGCGTAACCTAGGATACACTGATGTTACGCTAGTCGGCACAAGCGCCGGGGCTAACTTATCGCTAGCAAGTTCTATTCATTACAATAGAGTCTTTAAAAAGATTGGTAGACATAAACCAGCAGACCGTCAGGTCTTGATGTATGGTATCTATGACTATGATATTCCCCTTAGCAGTATTGTACAACCCATGTGGGAACAGTACATCGGTGAGCGTCATAGTGATCCGGTCTATGTCCGATCAGCTAACCCAGTGATTCAAGTTAAATCAGAGCCTGAGCTTGGGCCTATCTTGGTTATGCATGGTACTAAAGATCCTGTAGTAGATATCAATCAATCAGAAAGTCTGGTAGCTACTTTAGAATCTATGGGTCGAGAAGGTAATTTTATTGTAGTTGAAGGCGGGGTTCATGGCTTTAGTCCACTCCCATTCTTTGATGATATTGTGGAGTTCACAAATGAAAGGTGACATTCGACAATTCAATTATCGTGGTTACCGCATCACATATTATGATGGAGAGTACACCATCGAGCACGACACCAAGATGGAGCACCTTCAGTTCGCATCCTCTAAGAGGGAAGCTTTCGATTACATTGATTTCCATGAAGATGAGTACGATACCCCAATAGATTGGGAGGGGATATGAAAGCCGTCGTCATAGCCACAGGCCCAAGCCTAAAAGAGGATCAAGTTAAACATACCATAGGGCGTGTGGACTTGACAATCGCAGTCAATGATGCTATATTCTTAGTTCCTTGGGCAGATATCTTATACTCAGGAGACAATAGATGGTGGAATTACCACGGGCCTTACCTAGAATGGTTCCAAGGAGAGCGTCTATGTGCCGCAAGGGACAACGAATACTCTACAAAGATAGAGGGGATTGGAGGACTTGGGCCTTACGAGAAAGAGCATATTCGTTTCGGAAACAACAGCGGCTTCGCTGCCGTAAACGTCGCACTGAATCGTGGAGCCTCGACTATATACTTGCTCGGATACGATATGGGTACAGCCGCAGGACAACAGCGGCATTACTTCGGAGACCACCCCTCGGATATCAATATCGCGTCGCCGTACGAGAGCTTCAGAAAGCAATTTGACATAGCTGCTCCGAGCCTTAAGAGCTTTGGTGCTGAAGTCATTAACTGCACTGAGGGTGGATTCCTTGAGTGCTTTCCAAAGGCAAAGATAACGGAGGTGTTATGAGATGTGAAAAAGGTGACTATATTACAGTGAGATTTCCTAATAGTAAACGAGATGCTCAGTTTATTGTTAAAGAATACATACCCCATGAAGATAAAGCTATACTTAAAAACTACTATACCAAACAAGAACGTAAAGTTTCGGTGTCTTGGTTAATGGAATTACAAGCTATTAATCAAAGCGAAACATACGGGCTATAACAATAACTAATAATAACAATAATAAATATGAGAAAAACCTGCAAAACCCAAAGCTGTAAGCGTAGGCTTACACCTACCACACACTCCGGTGCACGTTCAGTTTACTGTAAGCCCTGTGATAGGGCTAGTGCTCGGCTCCGTATGAGAGAGCTTCGGACAACAAGAACACTAAAGCAAGCTACATCAAGTTACTATCGACGCAAACACGGTGATGTTTATATCGTACATAACCCTTCCTTTCCCGGTTGGATTAAAGTAGGATGCGCCCTTGACGCAAACGATAGGCTCAATGCTTTCCAAACAGCCACGCCCCATAGGAACTTCTCCTTGAAATGGTCACGCAAGGCAAGGAATAAACTGGATGCTGAACTTGCTTGTCACCAAGAACTAGAGAAACACTGTACCCGCAAGGGGGAGTGGTTCAAGATTCAGCCTGCAAAGGCTAAGCGTATTTTAGAGAGGATGCAAGTATGGCAGAACTAGACCAATTAGTACCAGATATCTATAAGCTTCTGGATAAACTTCAAGATGGCGAGAGTATCGTACCAGATCTCGAGCCTCACCTAGATACCTGTATGGAGAACATACGTGAATGTATTGTCCACTGGGCAACACCCCAACAACCAAATAGAAATGACAGCCTCCGAATGTCAAACATTGGACGAGGCGATAGACGACTATGGTTTGATGCTCACGAAGATTCAGAGCCTACACGAGAGCCTCCTCACACATTCATCAAGTTCCTCTACGGGCATCTCCTTGAGCAGATTGCCCTACTCCTTGTGGAGGCTGCGGGACATAGAGTTTCAAACACGCAGGATGAGGTCGTTGTTGATGGAATTAAAGGACACATGGACGCCGTTATCGACGGAGAAGTGATTGATGTTAAGACCGCATCCTCTTATGGCTTTAAGAAATTTGCCGAGGGGAGGCTGGCTGAGGATGATGCCTTCGGTTATCTGCCTCAGTTGGCTGGTTACGAGAAGGCTATGGGTACAGATAACGGTGGGTTCCTTGTTATCAATAAGGAATCTGGTGAGCTTTGTCTCCATATCCCTGATGATCTTGATAAGCCCAACGTCTCTACAGTAATTGAACACAAGAAAAATGTGATGAAATCTGTTGACAAGCCTGAAGCTTTGTGCTATGATGATAAACCTAATGGCGCTGCAGGCAACATGACAGTCGGAAAGGGCTGTACTTGGTGCCCTCATTTGATGCAGTGCCGTTCAGATGCCAATGACGGCAAGGGTTTGAGAGTCTTCGCGTACTCTAAGGGCCCTGAGTTCTTTACAAAGGTGGTCAAAGAACCACGAGTCGAGGAGATAACACATGAATTTGTTTGATGAGATTGATAAAGCTTTTACAGATTTCGTAGATGGCTTGAGTACTAAGCAAGTAGTTGGTGCTACTGTAATTACTACATTGATTGTAGGTATCATCATTGGGAGTGTATTGTTTTGAGGGGTTCCAAAGCTAAAGCGTTACGACGACGAGCTGATGAGCTTATTGTCGGTTGGCTAAGGAACATGGTGCCTGAAGGGGAGGATGTGAGTCGAATAAATACAAGAACAATAGACTCCTTCCTCCCCGACGAGACCCACTTCTACGCTAATGGACAGACACGGCTGTACTATATGTCACGTAAGTGGGTACGTAAACAGCTTAAAAGAAATCCAGACATGACACTAACGGATCTAATTAATGCGGAAACCGCGTAAAATAAGGAAGAAGGAAACCGGGGTTCCTAAAGGATATGACAGTCACTTTGAGGCTCGTCTAGATAAAGAGGTTCTATCTGAGGATTGGGAGTATGTCCCCACACCATCTCCAAATCCAATCTTCTATAAGGTAGAGCACTCTTATCACCCCGATTTCGTTCTGAAGCAAGGTAAGAAAACTATTTACCTTGAGGCTAAAGGGCGCTTCTGGGACTATCAAGAGTACAACAAGTACAAATGGATAGCTAAGCACCTAAAGAAAAATGAGGAGTTAGTGTTTCTATTCGCTATGCCCCATGCCCCTATGCCCGCTACGCGGCGTCGTAAGAATGGAACTAAGTTCTCTCACCGAGAATGGGCTGAGAAGAATGGGTTCCGTTGGTATGATGAATTTAATTTACCGGAGGAGTGGAAAAAAGATGGAATCAATACATCACCCAACGAATGAAGAACTCTCCGAAGGCATCAAGTTTGATGAAGGGAAACCAGCAATGGAACTTATTGCCCCCGAGATCTTGGTAGCCCTCGGAGAAATCCTAGAGTTTGGTGCTCGTAAGTATGCTGCTCGTAACTGGGAGAAAGGTATGGCTTGGGGCCGTCCCTTCGGAGCCTGTATGCGTCACCTTTGGGCTTGGTGGCGAGGAGAGGACAACGATGTTGAGACAGGTAAGAGTCACCTCTGGCACGCTGCTTGCTGCATTATGTTCTTGATAGCCTATGAGGCTCGGGGGGTCGGCACTGATGACCGAAATATCACAATGTAAACAATGTGGTGGGGATTACACACAAAA